GAAGTCGAGCCGAAGTCGAGAAAATAAATTCTAAAGGTGGAAAAAATTCAGGAGTAGCACGCCGAAGAAAAAAGGATATGAAAGCAAAAATGAAGCTATTATTATCCTTAAAGCCTAATCAAAATCAAGCTGCTATTTTAGATGTGCTGGGTATTCCGGAAGAGGATGCAGACAATGAAATGCTTATGCTTGTTTCTATGTTTCAGGCTGTTGTTGAAGACAGGGATACAAAAGCATTTTCTCAGGTTATGGATGTTTTGGGCAAATCTGTTCAGCGTGAAGAGCTTGACCTGAAGAAAAAAGCTTTGCGAAATCAAGGTAAAACAACTGAAAACCCGAATATTAACGTAATAATTTCAGCAGCTACTGCCGACGATGTGGAAAAATAGAAGAAAGAGCGATTTGCTGATGAATATTCAAATAAAATAAAATCCTGTATATATTCCATACTTTAATAAACCTCAATTTTTACAAATATTTTTTGGTGGTTCATCAAGTGGAAAGTCGTTTTTTATATCCGACAAAATAGTAATAGATACCTTGAATGGGGTCAACTGGTTATGCTGCCGAAATGTAGCGAACACAATAAAAAGAAGCGTGTTTAATGAGATAACAAAGTCAATATCAAGTATGGGATTAAACGAATATTTTGCAATAAACAAGTCGGATATGATTATTACTTGCAAATTGAATGAAAAGCAGATCTTATTTTGTGGTTTAGATGACGTTGAAAAGGTAAAATCAATAACGCCGCAAAACGGAGTGTTGGAACGCATATTCATTGAAGAAGCAACGGAGATAAAGCGTGATGCATATATGCAACTAAAAAAGCGACTGCGTGGCATCAGCAAGAATAGCAAGCATATTTTAATGGCGTTTAATCCTATTTTAAAATCACATTGGATATATAAAGAATTCTTTGGGCAGTGGAATGATGATAAGTGTGCATATGAAGATTCAGACAAAACAATTCTGAAAACTACATATAAAGATAATACATTTTTGACTAACGAGGACAAAAAGTTACTTGAAAATGAAACTGACCCTTATTTCTATAACGTGTATTCATTGGGAAATTGGGGCGTTTTAGGTAACGTCATATTTAAAAATTGGCATGTTGAGGATTTAAGCGAAAAAAAACAGCAGTTTGATAAGATATATAACGGACTTGATTTTGGCTACAGCAACGATCCTAATGCATTGATTAGAGTTCATTTAGAAAAAGTACAAAAGAAACTATACGTATTTGACGAATGGTATCAAGCAGGAATGTCAGATGCGGAGCTTGTAAGAGTATGTAAGCAAATGATAGGCCGGCAATATATCACTTGTGACAGTGCGGAGCCAAAAACAATTGATTTTTTATGTGCGAATGATATAAGAGCCGTTGCAGCAGTAAAGGGAGCAGACAGTATTAACCGTGGCATACGTTGGCTGCAAGACTATGAAATCATTGTTGACGTGAACTGCCAAAATTTCAAAAATGAGATAGAACAGCACCACTGGAAAGAGGATAGTAAAGGCAATGTAATGGCTATACCGGTTGACCTAAATAATCATTTATTAGACGCATTACGTTATGCCTTATGTGATGAGATTTTAGCAGCAGAGGTTAAAGCCGGAAAGAGAATATAAGAAAAAATGAAATGAGGAGCTAGTACATACAGTGTGCCCACATAATTGTTGGTTAAAAATAAATAACGTTTTAGTGTGTAAACGATGCGGTATAACCAGGCTGCCTAATGGACGTGTCTTTTTTGACAGAAAATTTCCAAATTACATACCAAAGAAAGGACGAATGAAAAGAAATGCTAAGAAATGAGTTTCAGTTGTTGCCCGAGTTTTCGTCAGAACTTGAAGAGATACGTAAAAACGGCATAAATCAGAGCTTGTTATATAAAATTATTCAAAAGCACATTGCAAATTCTGATTATAACAAGCAGTTATATAGGCGATACATGGCTATAAGCGGCGGTGTTCCAATATTTGAGCGCAAACCAATATTTGAAGAAGAAAATCCAGTGAATAATAAGATAAACAATGACTTTTTCAGTGAAATCATTGATTTTAAAACCGGATATTTTGCGGGCAAACCCATTAGTTATGGCTATAGCAAAAACGACGAAGCCGAAGAAGTAACAGGCGGAGAAAAAAGTGTAGATATTGCGACAAAAGCAATAACAGACTTCATTACACGAAATAATATGTACGGCGTGGACATGGAAACAACAAAGTTATCAAGCATTTATGGGTATTGTGGCAGGTTGTTTTACATTGATATAGACGGTAATGAAAGAGTGATGCCGGTACATGGCTATGAAACTATTATTCTATCGAACACAAATATTTCAGAGCCTGAATTTGCCATTAGATATTACAGCACACAAGATGTTGATAATGCAACAACGTACACAGTGGAGTTTTACGACAATATAAATATCTATACATATAAGGGCAATTCGTTTTTTGATCTAAAAGAAGTAGAGGTTAGGCCACATTTATTTGATTATTGTCCGCTTCAAGGAATCCCAAACAATAAAGAGTGTCTGGGTGATGCTGAAAAGGTACTTGCTGATATAGATGATTACGACAAAGTGATTTCTGATAACTCAAATGAGATAGAAGCTTTTGTGCACTCTTATTTGATTTTTGAAGGATTACGCATTGATGACGATACAATTCAAAAAGGACAGAAAAGCGGCTCATTTGTATTTCCTGCAAGTGGAACACAGCAAGGCAAGGCGTACTTCTTAACTAAAAATATCAATGATGCTTTTACTGAACATCATTTAAAGCGATTAGAAGACAATATTTACAGATTTTCAAAGACACCTAACTTAAATGACGATACGTTCGGAACAGCAAGCGGTGTAAGCCTTAGATTTAAATTACATGGCCTTGAAACAAAGTGCGGTATGTATCAGGCACAAGTAATGAGTGCTGCACAATATATGTGGAAATTGCTTGCAAGCAGTTGGATCAAAAGGGACATAAAGGTTGAACCGTTGCAGGTAATCATGGAGTTTTCAAGAAATTTCCCACTTGATGCACTCAGTGAAGCACAAACGGCACAAGCACGCATTGCAGCAGGATTACCGAAAGAATGGGTATATAGTCAAATGTCAGACGTTGACGATGTTGACTATATTATGGAAATGATTGAACATGAAAAAGAAAATGCTATGTCGATGTTTGAAGCTGCACAAAATATGGCAAAAACGAGCGATTTTGACTCAAATGACAAAGAAGATTAACCAGATGATGAATTGCAAAAGAAAAAAGAAGAGCAGCAATGAGCATTTTTTTGAAATATCCGATTAGAAAGAAGATGATATATTGCCGAAGTCAGAAACGTCTTTGAATGAGCTGCTGTATGATATACGCAGACTGGCGGAGCATAGAGAAAATTTGACAAATAGAAAGATAGAAATGATATATCGTTCTTTGGAAAGAGATCTTAACGCATTTATTGCAAATGTGTATGTTACATACTCTGATGAAGAGGGCAGGCTGTATATATCATATCTTGATGCAAAAAATCGCAGAGCAAGGTTTTTGCAGGAGATAGTCGAAAACGTTGATAGTATTTCTATACCGCTGAAAAATCAAATAATGTTGCTTGTGGAGGAAACGTACACTAAAAGCTATGAGGGTATGCTTAAAGCTTTCAAAAAGGCTTATTCTGCAACGGAGTTTGAATATATATCAAAAGATATTGCCGTTAATCCAAATGTCATTAAACAGGCATTAAACAACAATATAAGCAAGCTGACATTACCCGCTGTTATGGAAATTCACAGAAATGAAATTATTTATCAGATACAGCAAGAGTTGAATATAGGGCTTATGCAGGGCGATAGATATGAACGAATGGCAAAGCGTATTTCTGAAAGGGTGGGTGTAAGCAGAAATAAGGCAATGAATATAGTTAGAACTGAAACACATAGAAATGTTGAAAGTGGATTCATGGACTGTGCAGAACGCTTGCAAAAGGGTTTAGATAATAGCAATTTAATATATGCTGCAACATGGCGAACAATGAAAGATGAACGTGTTAGGCCTCAAATAAGACGTAAAACAAAAAAAGGTTGGAAAACAAGTTTTAGCAAAAACAATGCAAATCACATGAAAATGGAGGGCATAACCGTTAAGGCAGGAGAACTATTTGATTTAGGCAATGGAGTAAAAGCAAAAGCACCATCAAAAAGCGGTGTAGCCGCTCATGATTGTAATTGTCGATGCTTTCTTGAATATAACCTAATGACAGTAGAGGAATTTGCTAAGACGACGGGAAGAAGTGTTGCTGATAGGTTGACTTCTGGAGAAAATGGTGATATAATCAAAGAAACAACAAGCCAGTTAGCATATAAAAAATTTAGCACCGGTGAAGAAGTGAATCAGTTCTTTGGCGGTTCAGGAAGTATATTGCAAAAGAAAAAGTCAACCGAAGGAAGATGGTTCTCTTCGCTCTCACTTGACGAAAAAAAATATATTTCAGATTATTGTGCAGATGGATATGGAGATATCAACGACTTTTTGAGAAAATCAAGTGGTTGGGAAAATATTGGAAAAGAATATGTTGAAAATGCCATTTCAAGCTTAGATTCAGCAATAAAAAAATTTGAACTTACAGAAAATATTACAGTTCACCGTGGTGTTAGGAATGATGTAATTGAAAAGCTTGTAAATCAACACGAAGTTATCAATGACCTGTCTGAGTTGGTTGGCAAAATATACGAAGAACCCGGATATTCTAGTACAACTGCACTTTTCGGAAATCAAGTTGCAAAATCTAAACCGACTGTCTTTGAGTTTGATATTCCAGCCGGAAAAGGCAGAGGTGCTTATGTCAACAAATTGGCAGGGCAGTTCAAAGATATTGAATATGAGTTTTTGATCAAACGTGGCGCAAAATTCAAAATTACAGCTGTAGAAGAGGACATATACAGCGAAACGTACGTTATAAAGGCGGTGATGGAAGTTGAATGACAATCTTAGTATAAAAGTGTTCAAAGAACGGGCTAAAAAAGAAAACGAACGGATGGACAAAATCATTTTTCGATGTAAAGAAAAAGGTGTTGATGAACGATTTTGTAAAGCGTTTTATGGAAGAATTTCTGAAATGCCGTTGCTACAAACAAAAGCCGTATGCGATTTGTTGGAAAGCGCTGACGACAAGCAGCTTAAATTGGAATGGTTGAAGAAGTGGAAGGTGTACCTTGATGTGTACATTTCACTTTTTCATGATGATAGCAAAACAGAAGAAAGAAAAGAATCATTGAAGCTTGTCAATTCGATTCTTGAATGTAATAAAAACTGAGCATATCTTGTTTTGACGATGCGGTTCTTTAAATAATATTTAAAAGCACCTTTCACAGGGTGCTTTTCTTATACCAAAAATCAAAAAAGGAGAAAAATGTTATGACCAAAGAAGATTATAAAGCATACCTTGTGGGAATATCAACGCAACTTAAGGAACTTGTTCCCTATTCAGTAGAAGAATGCCATATGCAAATAAAGCTTATGAATTATGTCATGAAAGAATTATATTTGCTTGATAATGAAAAAGTAAAATAAAAAGGCATCTCAATAGAGGTGCTTTTTTCATGCCCAGATCAAGGCACAAAACTGACGGAGGGTTGGAACTAAAACGAGTGCAGCCGTGGGAAGTGGTGCACATAAATGAAAAAAGGCATAATATGCAATCAAATAAAACAAGAGTGTATCACTAGGTACGCTCTTTTTTTATATATACATACAGGTTCTTCTATATGGAGGATCTAATTTTATTTGTTCTATATGGACAGGAGGAAAACAAAAAATGACGCTTGAAAAATTCAAATCTTTACTTGAAACTGTGGCAATTACGCAGGAAGAGTTCGAACTGTCAAAAGGAATCAAAGTACCCGAACCATCAGAAGATTCCAAAAACGAATCAACCCCCGACGATGTTCAAGAGCCTATCGATTATGACAAGTTGGACAAGATAATTCAGTCAAGAGTTGATAAGCAAATGGCGGCAGAGCGTAAGAAAAATGCAGAACTTGAAAGGAGGATAAAAAACTTACAGAAGGAAAAGCTTACAGACGAGGAAATCAAAAATATTGAGATTGAGGAAAAGGAAAAAGAAATTGCAGAGCGTGAAAAAGCTATTGTTGACAAAGAAAACAGGCTTTTTGCAGTCAAAGCGATTAAAGAAGCAGGTCTAGATGATGGCAGCGATTCCTCACTTGTGCTTGTTGATTTGGTCATGGCATCTGAAGAATCAGAAATAACAGCAAATATTAAGGCATTTAAGGAGTATTTTGACAGAAAGGTAGCAAACGAAGTGAACAAACGCTTTAAAGAAAATGGTTACATACCAAATAAGGGAACTAGCCTTAATAACGGCGCAAATCCGTACACAAAAGAACAGTTTAACCTTACTGAACAGATGAAGTTGGAAAGCACTAATCCTGAACTTGCATTACAGCTTAAAGCAGCAGCGGGGGTTAAGCGATGAAAGTTAATGTTTAAAAAAGTATTTTAAATTTTAAAAAAAAATATATAACAGGAGGTTTTATTTATGCCAGTTACAACTATTGCAAATATGCAGATTGTACCTGAAA